GGAAAGGTAGCTGAGATACTGTATCACTACGCTATGGGCGAGACTCAGACAAAGATGGTCAGGAAGTATAAGTTCAATCGAGATACTGTGATCTCAGTTCTAACTGATTATGCGGACCACATAGGGAAGTTCCGAGAGGTAACTGGCCGACTAGCGGCCAGGAACTACTTGAACTTGTCCTCACTGGAAGAGGACCTCATTGAGAAAGTCCGTGGTAGGTTAGAGGGGGATCCTGACTTTGAGGTATCATTCCGTGACCTAAAGGAGCTATCCATAGCAAAGGCGAATGCAGGTAGGGAGGCTTTGACTGCTAGAGGTGAAGCTACACAGATCACGGAAGATAGAAAGGTCTTTACGCAGGATGACTACGAGGCTACGATCAAGGCAGCAAGGGCCAGGATACAAGAAGCCAAAACCATAGAGGCAGAGGTGCAGGATGCCTAGGTCAATCATGGATTCAAGCTACGATCCGATTTATGATCAGGTTCGGGGAATACTAGGAGAGCATTTTGAGAACTACTGCTTCATCGTCATGAATGAGCAGGGTGAACTATTTTATGATTACAATCACCTGCCAGCAGGGAGGATGCTAGTGCATGAAATGCAGAAAGAGATTACTAACGGGGACATAAACTTTGAGTGGGAGTTCGAGAACGACCCAGAGGATCTAGAGGAAGAAGAATGACTATTGAGTTCACAAATCATCCTGTCCTAGAAACTCCTACTGATGAAGAGATAGTTATCTTAGGTGAGGCGGATCCCAAGCTATTGGTTGAATTACATGAGGCTCATGAGGGTAGGATTCAGTCAGCACGGGAGGATCCACTGCGTCACGGATTTGAACTAACTGGTTGGAGCCGGATGCGAGATGCTTTGAAGGACTACGACGAGGTCATTACTTTTGGCGGGAACAGAAGCGGCAAGACAACGGGATGCGCTAAGATGGTAATGGAGGCTGTGACTGAGAACATGGACGGACATGTGGTATGCTTCAGCCAAAATTCGGACACATCTATTAAGGTCCAGCAAGCTGCAATCTGGGAGATGATGCCTAGAGAGTTCCGCAGGAAGACCAAGAGTATCGATGGTTACGTGAACTACAGTATGCAGAACGGGTTCACGGGCAGCTCTTTTATCTTTCCGGACACTAGGACCAGGGTAGACTTCAAGACTTATACGCAGTTCAGTAATAACCAAACAATCCTAGAAGGCTTTGAGTTCGGTTTCCGTAACCCTACGGGAACAAATATAGGAGCCTGGCTGGACGAATACTTGGGGGACGCTGCGCTAGTCAACACCCTACGCTTTCGTCTTGCGACCAGAGATAGTAAGATGCTTTTGGGATTCACGCCGATTGATGGATACACGCCCTTCGTGGCTGAGTACCTCAAAGGAGCCGAGACACTGGAGACTAAGTCCGCGTCCCTACTGGATGGAGAACAGGTTCCGGTGATTCAATACAGCCCTGAGCGAGATGCCGGTGTGGTTTACCTGCACTCCGACGAAAACCCCTTTGGCGGTTATGACCGCATAGCCAAGGACCTCAAGAACGCGAACCGTGACACGATCATGGTCCGTGCCTACGGATTACCTACGAAGTCAATGACTTCTCTGCTGCCGAACTTCAGCCCAGAGGTCAATGTCCTTAGCGACAAGCCAAACAAATATGGCATGTCCTTTCCTGATAAGGACTCACTGACTTGGTATCATGTAGTTGACCCAGCATTCGCTAGGAACTACGTGGCAATATGGGCAGGGGTATCCGAGGACGAAGAGATATTTATACGCAGGGAGTGGCCAGACCGAAATACTTACGGCGAGTGGGCATTATTTGGTGACCCAAAGTGGCGCAAGGGTCCCGCTGCCGACAAGATAGGCTACGACGTAGAAAGGTACTGCGAACTATTTCAGGACATTGAAGAAGAGCTAGGCATCGAGGTCACGGAACGTATAGGGGATTCTAGGTTCTTTGCAAAGGAGAATGAGAACAATGTAGATCTGTTCACGGCCTTCTATGACTTCGGTATGAACTTTACACCGTCAGATGGACAGCAGGAGGGCATTGGTAACACAAGCCTGGACGATTGGTTCTTCTACAATCCGAACTACGACCTTGATCCTGCCAACAGACCGAGGTGTTACGTGCATGAAGACTGCGGAAATCTTATTGAGAGCATGATTAATTACAATGCAGCCGGTAAATCTGACGAAGCTCTTAAAGACTTTTTTGACCTTATCCGTTATTTGCGAATGTCAAATGGCGGTATGGGTCCGGATTACTTTGCATCCTCCGATATGGGGATCACCAGAAAACAACAAGGAGGATACTAATGAAAATTAAATTAACTGAGTTTGCCGAATATCACGATACTGACTTCGATGAAGCTCTTAAAATAGCTAAAGAAAAACTACCGCCTGAATACATAAGTGGTAAAGGCAAAAACACTTGGATTAGCCCAGAGGGACAGGACATACTGTGTGACGGTATGCTAATTAATGAAATAATACCTAAACACTTCAGGGGCAAAGTGTTATCAATTTGTCCGAATCCTAGATTTAACATGGTTCACTTTGTAGAGATAGGTAAAAAAGTTCCTGTCCTTATGCCCAACAGGTTGAAGGATAAGTTTTTAGGTAAAATAATTTGTTTTGAGGTAATTGAGTCCGAAACAGGGGTCAGCTATCGTTATGTCAAAGGTTGATAGAACAAAGATATTTTATGATAGAAATCCTCTAACCGGACAAGTAGAGGACGAAAACCTGACGCTCGATTACAAGTGGAATCAGCAGAACAGGGATCGTCTTATAATGTGGGAGACATTCAAGCGATACGTAAAGCATGAATCCAAGGTTCCCATGACAAACATAGAGTTATGTGATAAGATAGGCAGTTCTAGGACTCATCTTGCTAGCATGATTCAACTAATTAAAGATAGACTAAATGCACAACAGTAATATTTCAAAGGCCCTTACCTATGTAGGCACTGAGCCGGACATCAAAACTCTTCGATACGCTTACGAGGAAACAATAACGGAGCTTGAATCCTATTTTGATTTATGTCGTACGAGCTACGACGACCGTCGCAACTGGTGGCCAGGCAAGAGCCGCGATCATCGCAAGCACGGATCCGATGCGTTTCCTTGGGAGGGTGCTAGCGATACTGAGTGTCACCTCATAGATGAACGCATTACAAAACTTGCGTCCTTATTTATTTCTGCGCTCAAGAGAGCTAACGTCCGCGCGTTTCCCGTAGAAAGTGGAGACATTGCTCGCAGCAAACTTGTGTCAGGATTCCTCAAGTGGATGATACGATCCGGATATATCCCCCGCTTTTACAGGGAGATGGAACTCGGTGCTAACTACATGCTAGAGCGTGGACTGCTAGTTACTTATGTTGGCTGGCACATGGAGGATCGATCTTTTGAGCAAGAGATTGATCTTCAACAGATTGCACAAATATCTCCAGAAATCTTTCAAGCTGTCGAGCAAGGTGAAAACGATGAAGAACTTATCCTGCTTATGCAGCAAGTTTTTGACGGCGTTACAGAAAAGCGAGCAAAGGATGCGCTCAAAGATCTACGTAAACAAGGAATCGCAAAACTGCCCGTAGTGCGTCGTCAAATTAATTGCCCCGAAGTCAAAACTCTAGCACCTGATGGTGACTTTGTCTTCCCTCCGTATGTCACTGATCCGCAACGCGCACCGTATTGCTTTTGGAAAACGTATTACACTCCACAAGAACTAGAACTCAAGGTAACAACCGATGGTTGGAACCAGGACTTTGTGGACCTAATGATCGAAAGATACCGAGGTGTAAACATTGACAGCCTTGAGCGATACGAAGAAGGCCGTCGAAGCATGAGCCTAACCGATACTGCATACGAAGCTGATGAACTTATTGAAATTATTTACGGATACCAGAGACTAATTAACGAAGAGGACGGATCCGAAGGAATTTACTGCACAGTATTTCATAAGAACTTTGATGGAGATGATGGCACTGGGACTCCCGGATATGCAAAGTTTGAACTACTTAACGGATACGAAGACTATCCAGTAGTAGTAACGCGCCTGTCTGAGGACACTAAGCGTCTTTATGATGTGTCCACTGTTCCCAGTATTCTTCGTGGTATTCAGAACCAAGTTAAGGTAGAGCGTGATTCACGGATTGACCGCAATAGTCTAGCGACCCTGCCTCCCATTCTTCACCCAGTAGGCCAAGCACCCAATGACTGGGGACCAGGTCGTATGATTCCATACCGCCGCAAGGGTGATCTGGACTTTGCACCGACTCCTGCGTACAACCAAGGTTCGCTTGAGATGGAGCAGACACTGCTCAATCAAGCTGACCGGATGATTGGACTGGATCCAAATGATCCAATGTCTCAATCCAGACAGCAGTTCATGGTTGATAAATACCTTAGCCACGTATCCGAGGTGATTCGCATGGCTTACAAGTGCTTCCAGAGATTCGGACCCGATGAAGTATTCTTTCAGGTTACTGGTATCCCTGACCCCCAAGTGATGAACAAAGGGAACCCGAATGAGAACTTTGACATAATGATCAACTTTGATGTGCTTGACACTGACCCAGATACAGTAGAAAGAAAACTACAAGGGTTCGTTGCATTAAATCAACTTAATGTAAACAACCGAATGAATGTTGATGGATTACTTGATATTGCAGCCGCTAGTATTGATCCAGTTATGGCTGACGCGGTTCTACAACCTGCACAAGATGCTCAACAAGAGATGGTTAAGAATGTTACAGATGATCTTGCAAAGATTTTTGCAGGTATTGAAATGCCAGCCCGTCCTACAGGCGCACAGATTGCTATGCAAGTTATTCAGCAATACGCACAACAGCCCGACATCCAGCAACGCTTGCAACAGGACGAAGCGTTCCGGGGACGCATGGAGAAATACCAAGGTCAATACACCTTCCAGATGCAGCAAGCGCAGAACGCCCAAATCGGTCGAGTTGGCACAGCTCCTGCACGGATGGGTCAAATTAGTACTCAGACTATGTAGTATTGTTTTATTAACAAATACTTACACAATGGCTGATAACAAAACACCCTCACAACTTGCCCAACAGCGAGTCCGCGAACAGCGTTCACAGAATTACTTTAGCATGCTCTCCCTTAATGAGGGTAACAAATCTAAGGTTTATAAAGATAGTAAAGGAATACCTCATATTGGTATTGGTTTTAATCTAGAAGATTCTGGAAATAAAAAGTTTCTCAAGCAGCAGGGTATTGACATCAATGAGTTATTGGCTGGTCGAGAGCTTACTGAAAGGGAAACAAAAAAACTTTACAACCATAGTCTTACTCAGGCATTCAAGGACGCTCAATCCTATGATCCTAACTTTGCAAAAAGACCAGAAGCAGTTAAGATGACTTTAGTTGACATGGCTTTCAATCTAGGTTTAACAAAACTAAATAAATTCGTGGACATGAAGAAAGGTCTTATGAATAATGACTACAATATGGCGGCTGATGAAATGGTTGACAGTAACTGGTACAAGCAGGTAAAGTCTAGAGGTCCTAGAATGGTGGACGTAATGCGTTCCGCAGCAAAATAATATGAATATCCAAGACGACATAAAGACACTTCATAACTACGAGGCTTTTGCTAGGTTCATGAAGATGGTGCATGATCTTAGAGAAGAAGCTATTGAAGAACTGCACGAAGCAACTAGCGAAAATATTCAACAAATATCCGGACGAATTATTACCTACGATCAGCTTTTACAACTATCAAGCTGGCAGGAACTCAGTGTTCGTCATCGTGAAAATTTTTAGGTCGAGCAATAACTGTTCACCTATGTTATATTAACGTATCGCAATCTCTCGGCGTAAATGAGTGGAACTTATGACAGATGAAATCACGACTGCTGACTCTGGGGCAGACCAAATACCAGTGGACAATACTAATATATCCGTAACGGATTTTGCAAATCGCCGATTGGGGCAGATGAAGGCTCAACAAAATGTTGAGACAGAATCAGAACCAGTTGCCGAAGAGCCAACGGAAGAGACACCCGAAGAGGTCGTTGAGGAGACTGAGGAAACTCAAGAAGCTCAAGAGGTTACAGAGGGTGAACCAGAAGTTGAATCAACATCCGAGGATGTTCTTTCACAGATTGATTTGGACAACGCGTCCGAAGAAGAATTACGGGAACTAGCTGATAAGTTAGGCAGTAAAGCTGTAGCTCGTTTTGGGGAACTTACCGCAAGACGCAAAGCGGCAGAAGAAAAACTGGCTAAACTAGAGGCTTCGCTTCAACAGCGAGATCCCCTTGAGTCAAAAAAGAAAATAGAAAATAACCCATTTGGGGATTTAGATTCTATCGAGAGCCTTCAAGCTAAGGCCGAAGAGGTAGAGCAAATAGTCAACTGGGCTGAAGACCTTCTTTTTGAAGGTGCTGATTATGCGGCTGACGATGTCATTACTGAGGTCGAAGGCAAAGAAATGACCAAGGCAGAAGTCCGTAAGTCTTTATTACAGGCGCGTAAGGCTCAAAAGACCTTTCTTCCTGATCAACTTTCAAAAATACAAGCCAAAGAAACGGCGGCAAATATGGAAGTTGCTTTCAAGCAGAGAGCAAAAGAAGAGCTATCTTGGCTAGATGGTGAAGACAATGATGTACGCAAACAATACGAAGCTACAGTAAACGATGCTCGTTTTCAAAAGATGAAAGAGATCGTAGCAAAGGAAGCTCCGGATGTTGCGGGTCAATTGGATTACTGGTTCGCTCACGCGGCAAACAGTATCTATGGTCGTAAACCTGTAGTCGAAAGCAAGCCAAGCATGAAAC